CGCCGTTACATTAGTTGTCGGAAGTCTGGATATTTGCCGACTCCGCTTTTCTGTGCTTCTTTGCCTTGTGTTCGTCAATCGCGAACTTAATGATGATGGCAAGGTTACTGATGGTGTAGCCCACCACGGAGCCGAAGCAGACCGCGAGCATCAATGATTCAATGTGCGTCATGTCGGCCACCTCAGTTCAGAAACTCGTCGTCATCGTCCGTTGCGAAGTCAGACTCAGCAGATGCCTTGCCGCCGAGAGGCTCACCGTCGCGGAGCTTCTGCAGGTTATTCAGGCCACAGGCGATGCCCTTGTTTCCGTTGGAATTAAAGGCATAGAAGCTGATGCTGGCACGACCGTACACGCCGGAGTAAACCTCGGAGCGGGTCAGAATCGGCTCGCGGTCGGCGTCCACAATGCCGGGAGCTGTGGTCGCGTTGGCGTTGATGAAGTAAGCGTTGGCGTAAGCGTCGTCATCGGGACGCTCCGTGTCACCGTCGCGCAGAGGAGTCTTGAGCGCTGCCAGCGGAGGCACGGACTTGCCGTTGCCTTTGAGCTTCGCTTCGCCCTCGTGGTAAGCCGCCTCGATAGCTGCCTTGACCTTTGCGACCGTCTTGGTGTCGGACTTGGGAATGATAAGGCTGACGGAGAACTTCGGCGTACCGCCGTTGATGCTCTTTGCCTCCCAGACGTTGACGTAAGACCAGCGGGTATCGGGACCAGTGATGACCTTCATCGGGTTGTTGACCTTCGTAGTGTTGTTATTCATAATCGTTTTCCTCCATAAAATCATTTTTGGCTGTGTTCATTGCCGGACGCTTGTCGCTCTCCGGCACGAGCGTGGGTTTGCCCTGCGGCTTTTCGATATAAGCCGCGAGGATTTCGTCAAAGCGGGATTTACCGAGCAGCTTCTGCATAGCGGTGACGCCGAGCACCTTGTGCTCATAAGGGTCAAAGCCAGCGTCGGTAACTGCACCGGCGACCGCTGTTTCGTTTGTGTACCTGCGGTTGGAGCGTCCTTCGACCAGCTTCCAGCCGTGCCACTCCTTACCGCTGATTGCCTGTTGGAGCGCGTATTCCTTGATGTCTGCCGCCCACGAAACAAGGTCGTCAGCACGGGCGAGGATTTCTTCGACTTCCTCGTCCGTCAACAGTGGCGGTAGCTTGAAGTCGTAACGGGCGAGCTCCATATTGGCATCGGCTCTGGCACGGCAGTCATGCTTTGCTTTACAGAAACCGCACCATTCGCCACAGAGGAAGTTTCCGTCACCGGCGAAAGCGAGGTCTGCTGTAGGCTTGAGCACCTCATCTGCCCAGCGGTAGAGCTCGTCCTTCGAGAGCTCGTAGGAGCTGACATTCTCGCGGCGGGGCTGATAGATGGTCATGCGCACCGAGTCAATGTCGTAGATTGCGTCGAATAGCTCCAGAGCGCCAAGCGAGTAGCACTGCATCTGCGGGTTTTCCTCTGCGCTCACGAGGACGCCAAGACCGTGTTTGTAGTCGATGATCTGCAAAGTGCCGTCTGCGATGATGATGCAGTCGGCTGTGCCGAAGCCGGACTCTACCCAGCGGGAGAAGTCCACCCGCTGCTCGATGAGAACGACAGGGTCAGCGCAGGTCTGCTTTGCTGCTTCTACCTGCTCCAGCACATAGGCAGCATAGCCGGTGGCGCAGTCGCTCATTTCCTCGTTGAACCATGTGAGGTTCTCAGTCGGGTCAGCCGCTTCCATGCCCAGCGCCTGACGGAGTTTATACTCGCAGAGCGCATGGGCGTCGGTGCCTTCGGCGGCGTAATTGCTGCCCTTGTCGTCGTAGCTCTCGCAGAGCCGAGCGGATGGCGGACAATGCAGCCAGCGGTCGGAACTGGATGCGGAGAGTATGGCGTGTCCTTTAGGTGGCATTGTCAAGTCCCTCCACATCTGCAAGCAGCGCCTTGTAGTTGGCGGGGTTAATGCCGGACAGCTTGTCGGCACCGTACTTCTGGAGCAGAGAGCGAATCTGAGCGGTATAGCCCGCACGGGACTTTTCCGCAAGAACGGCTCTGACCGCCTCCAGCGTCAGCACCGGTTCGACAGGCGCTGCCTCCGGCTCCGGCTCATTGCCGCTGAACTGCTCCGCCAGCCAATTAGCCGCGTCGCTGATAGCAGCAGCACACTTGCGCAGTTCTTCGATGGTCGCGGACATCTCGCTCATTTTGCTCATCTGTTTTTCCTCCTTCCGTTGCTTTACTCTGGGCTGCGAGGATTGAGAGATTTCTCGCCAGCCGTTTTGACACGACGCTGATTGCAAGCAAAGTGTCAATCAGTTCCTCGTCGGTGTCGGTCGTTTGTCTCTTGTCGTTCATAAGGCCTCCTCCAATCTGGGGACTTTTCGTTTTTCCCTGTCCTCACTACCCACTGGAAAAAAAGAAGCCCATCGTACAAAAAATCAGAAAAATAATTTTGCCCTCCACCAGATTTCTCTGATGAAGGGCAAAACCGTGTGATTACATGAGGTCTAAGATGCGTTTGTGAAGCCGGTCGAGCACCTGCTTTTCACGGTAGGCCGCTTTCGACTTATACCAGTTGCCGCCGAACTCGCGCTGAAGGGTATCGGCAATCTCAGTTTTCGAGCTGCCTTCCATAATAAGCTCGCAGATGCGCTTGCCTTCGGGGTCTTGCTGCGCCAGCTCATCAAGGAGCTTTTCGAGCAGCAGCCTGTCCACAATAACATCGGCAAAGGCGGCGTTCGGGTCCTCAAGGGTATCCACAAGGGAGAACTCGTCGCCATCGCCGTTTTCTATCGGGGCGTCAAGCGAGGTAGTGTTTCCGGCAGCGTGGTATTCGCACATGGCGCAATCGCCGTCGCAGAGCCAGAGCTTTGACTTGGGGCACATACACTGCCCATTCTTTTGCGCTTCCTTTTGTAAGCGCCATATCGGGCGGTAGTATTCGAGGTAGACTTCCTCGGTTACAGGCACCCACTGTTTGGTGTTGCGGATGTAGATTTTGCGTTGATTGTCTTGAGTTTTCATATATTTCCTCCTACGGTTGTGATTTTTGTGAGAATCACAGGAGGAAACTTTTTTATGAACTTACACACAAGATTCGTCCGCGCCATTGTTTTTTACAGTTTTGTGTGATATAATGGTTTGGTAGGATTTGTTGCGATTTATTTATCCGCTCAAATCTTGTCCAGACTGAA